CTAGAATGAGTGCCTTGTCGCATAAAAACGGTTTGCCCACATTCATTTTTTATAAAATAAACTTTTTCTGCATCTTTGGGATCAATAGTAACAGCAAAAGACCCACTTGGAGAACCTTTAAAAACTATCATTTTAAACATTCCGTCGGACAAACTACCGTCACTTGTTGTGAGTGTATGTGGGCTAGTGCCATCACCAGACAGAGTTATCTCTTTAACGCCGTTTATTAATCTATCTATAATATCAAAGTTATTATTAGTGGTGGTGCCCCAAGCACCGGCTTGTTCACCAAGACCTATTTTTTCTATGCCACCATTAGTTGTGTATTCTGATCCCATATCTTACCTCTTATGCTACTTCTGTCCAAGTCTGCGAGACGCCGGTGGTTTTTTCAGACCACGTTGGGCTGCTCGATGGCGTTATAGCCGTGTAAGACGTTCCCGGAGCAGGAATAATCTTACCCCATACTATAACAGATGTTACTGAAAGTGTAGCAGAAATTCCATCTAAAGTAATATTAGCTGTTCCTGTTACATTCGCTAGATCGGCTAGTGTTGTCGTTGCCGAGACACTCCCTAACTCATCTTCAGAAACATTTGCAAAACCATTAACCGTAAACTGGTTTTGGTTTAAATTCATTTCTGCATCAGCAGTTACACCTGAGAAGTGAGCAAAGGTAGATGGTAGCTGCGCAAGCGCTAATTCTGATATGGAGCTAAAGCCAAGCATTATTCTAAATTACCCACAGTACAGCACACAAGGTAAAAGATAAGAACCATCACTATGTGTGGTTTTTTTAATTAAAGATGTAACTTTACCTATAGTTCTACTTCTAATTATATCATCTGACTGCACTTTTGCCGTACCATCACCTTTAGATGACAACAAATCACCTAATCTAACAGTTTCATCTTTATGCACTCTTACAAAAAATGAACCTAATGCTGAAGCATATTGAAGACCAGACTTGGACTCAGTTTGAAAAATACCATATACATTGTTTGAGTCCTCTGTATCTGAAACTTTGCATTTTGTTAATCTTTTTTGTTGCACATATCCTTCGTAATCTTCTTCTTCTGAATCTATTAGCTCACCTGTTGACTCTAAAACTGTTCCCTCTAAAGTGTCAGATGGCACAGCTTGAGTGATGTGAGAACCCATAAAGGCATTAAAGCTAACAGTCCCACCAGATACTGATACGCTTCCTCTTGCATCTCCATTTGTACTAAATAAAACAATCGTATCCCCATCATCATGGCTAAGTCTACCTATTCTCAAAGGAACGGCACTTGAATCTACACCATCGTCAGCCTGTATTAAAAGACGACCATTATTTTGTATTGTTACACCTGTGCCAGAATTTGATCCTGTGCTGATTGCTGAACTAGTAAAAAAGTTAATATTCTCATTACCTGCATCAACAAGAAAAGCATTACTCTCTGCGTTTGTTTCTACACGAAAATCTACGTCTACGCTATCTTGATTAAATACAGTTTCTGACCCTAGTTGCATACGAGATACAGAAGAACCTCCAACTGCTGTATAAAAGTTTAACTGTCCATCCTCTGACCCATTTGAAGCATCTAATATTTGAGAGTCTATAAAAGCGTAGTTTAATTTATTACCACCATCATCATCACCAGAAAATTGTATCTTACCTAAAAAATCAGAATCAGCAGGACTACCACTATCTCTATTAAGGTCTAATAATGGACCTACATTTGCATCAGCATCCGTAGATTTTAAAGTGATGTTTGTAGAGTTGTCATCTACGGTAATGGAACCACCACCTGCTATAAGTTTTGCTAAGTCTGCTGCTCTTGTCATTTTACTGTGCCTTTGCTATATGGTCAGCGTATGCTTTCTTAACTTTATCTGTGTGAAACTGTGCCACCATTGCTTTTACATCATCACTTTCGTTTGTGCTGTCGCTGTTTGGTGCTACTACATGACGATGAAAGGAACGTGATATTTCTTTACCATCTTCTTTTATCACCGTTGCTGTTCGCACTTGTATGTGTTTGAAGTCACCTACGACTTCTATTTTATCTTGTATTATTTCTTTTGTTATTGCCATTTTTTATCTCCCTTTGGCTATTTGGACTGGGGTGTTATGTAAAATAAGTAAAGTCACATCTAAAATTATGACTACTACCTGTTACAGTTCCTTGTAGCTCCCTGTCTATTTCAATATTAATACCAGTACCCCCATTTGTTGATACTACATAAAATCTGTCATCAGACCATGCAATACCACTACCTTCAATACTTGTTTGACTTAAATTATTAGCAGCAGTAAAAGGTAATCCACCTAATTCAATTGCACTAGATGTATCATTAGGGTTAATTGATGCGTAAAATAAAACATGAACAATCCTACCAATTTTTGTGTAAGCACCCTCTGCGTTTGAAATTGAAGTTATATTAGATACACTAGTAGGTGTCCACGTTCCCTCTTCATAGTCATCAAATAACTCAGAACTTTGTCCACTAGCATCACTTGTAGCAGCAAAAGTTACACCATGCCCACTTGCAACAGTCACATCACCATCTGTAAGTGTCAGACCATTAGCCACAGTAAGTGACGTACTAGATAGTGTCAGTCCCTCTGCACCACTTGTTCTGATTTTACTTCGTGTCATTACTTGCTCTCCAAGGCTGTTACTTTGGCTTCAAGTGTTTCTATCTTTGCCATCGCTTCTTGTAACCCTTTAGCAAGTAATGTAGATAGCTTTCCATAATCCACACCTTGTAGTTCCATATCTTTTGTGCCGTCTTCTCGTGTCACCATCTCATCTTTATAACCAGACACAGCTTGTGGAAATATCTCTTGAAGTTCGTGAGCAATAACACCATCTTGAGCAGGTTCGGTTTTGTGTGTTTTCCATGTAAAATTTACAAGTTTTATAGCTTTTATTTTATCCCACGCATCTGTCATGGGTTTTATATTTTCTTTTATACGATAGTCAGAAGTGGTGTTAAAAGAAACAGAGCTACCACCTGCACAATTAATCTTACCAATTTCTCCACCAGAATCACGAAAACTAATGTATGTTCCATTTGTTGCTGTGCCGTCACCAGAAAAATCACAAACCATCATAGTGTTACCACTATCAACATTAGAATCTGTGTCTCTCAAACGGAAACAAGTTCTTCCAAATGTGCCGTTTTTTATTCCATTGATAGTAACTTTAGAATTTGCCCCCAGAGTAGTACTATTAAAACACACGGCATCATTACCTGCATCTACAAAAAATAGGTCTGTATCAGCATCACCTTCTACACGGAAATCTAAGTTTGCACCTGTTTCATTGATTACAGTTTCATTATTATCAAAGTCTAAACGATTAAAACCTGTTCCACCTTCAAATGTAGTTTGAAAGACTACTCTGCCAGTTTCTGTTCCGTCAGAAGCATCTCTAATTCTAGCATTTATATTTGCAAACTCAACCTCTTCACCTGCATCGTTTTGACCATTAAATATTATTCGTCCAATTAAATCATCATCAGCAGGACTTGCACTGTTCCTTGTTAAATGTAAATTAGGACCTGTCTCTGCATCATCATCTGTGGATACAAGTGTCAAAGTGGCACCATTATCCGTAGATTGAACGTTAAGCACACCTCCATGATCTGTAATTGTACCAATATTTACGTGATCGTTTCCTGCGTCCACGTAAAGCATGACACTATTATTGTTTGACTCTACACGAAAGTCTACATCAACAGAACTTTCATTTACAACCACCTCTTGTGTGCCTATCTCAAATACGTTATACATAGTGCCTGCTATTGGGATATTAAAATCAATATATCCATCTTCAGTGCCATTTGTTACGTCACGAGTTTCTGCCGTAATTTCTGCATATCTAACTGTTTCGTCTGCACTATTTTTACCCTTAAAACTTATTGTTCCAAGATCATCACTATCAGCAGGACTTGAGCTATCTCTAAATAAATTTAGGGTAGGACCTTGCACTGCATTAGTGCCTGTTCCTGTAATTGTAACATCACCATCAGATTCTATTTTAACTCTATCTGTACCACCAACTTTTATATCTATTTGGTCATCAGTGTCAGCAGTAATGGACGTATCCCCATCAGCATCTAGAATAAGCTCTGAACCGTTTAAATCAAGAGAGCCTGTCATTATGTCACCACTCTTCTTAACATGATTGGCTACGGAAAAAATATCGTAAACAGTTATTTCAATTACATCGTCTGCTGTAGCTCCTGTGCCTAAAACAACTGATGTTCCTGATGTTGCAGTATAATCATCAACAATTTTAAGCAAAACTCCGTTCTGATGAACATCAATAAAGTTTGAATCAGAATAAGACAGCGTAAGGTTTTGAGTGTCTGCTCCACTAAACGTGGTTTGACTAGCCGTTGCTGTATAAAGAAAACGTGTTCTTACACCTAATCCTGATGGGCTTTTTCCTATGTATGGCATTTAGTTATTTCTCCTATCCACAGTATAGAAAGCCATAGATTCCTGTAGCTGTTCCATCACTTTCAAATGTTACATCGTCCATAGATTTTCCAACAGTTTCCGTTGTTATTGTTGTTCCATCTTGTTTCATCAAGTAGCCTGTTTTACTTGCAGAGCATAATAAGTCACCACTTGCTATTGCACCATTCTCATTACATACCTTAAACCCTGAAAGATAATGTGTTACAGTTTTATTCCAATCTTGTGAGTCACCTACAGATGCAACTTCAAGAGCGTGTTCTTCTGTTGCAATATCATCTTTATTATTTGAGAGCCATCTACCTCCGGGCATCGGATGTCCAGAGTAAATACCAACGACATTTGTTGCGTGTGCTTTAGTACACTTAGTTACTTTACCATTTTCATACACTATAACATCGCCCATCTCAAATGTTTCACCTTGAGTTTTTACGTCACCGACTTTTTTACCAGAGGGTATAGTATCCTCTTCAGTATAAAGAATGGTTGGGTTTTTCTTTGCATAATAGTGATATCCAGTAAACACGGCAGAATCTGCTTTAAAGTATGCGTTCCATAGACCTGCTCCTACTGAGGAATGTGGATTAACATTCATAACGTAGTTATTGTCAGAACTTGTGAGATAAAAATACCAAAGTAAATTAGATGACCCCACAGACGTACCAACACCACCTACATTAGTTCCAGTCAGAGTTGTTCTATCAGCCGCTGTAAAAAATGCAATCTTTGTAGCCGCATTCAAATTTCCAATAAAGTCAGACCCACCAATATTAACAAGGTTATCAGAAGAACCTGCTACTCCGTTTATAACGTTAACATCTTCTTCTTCATTATCTCTATGTCTGACTGCAAGACCACCAGTTTTAGTTGTGTCATCTGATACTGTGTTTGAGATTCTTACGTACTCAGTGCTATCAACTATATCTATGGGTGCATCTATGTCTGTTGTACCAACACCAACTCGTCCACTTGAGTTTATTGTTATCTTGTCACTGCCACCAATCTTTATATCTATCTGGTCATCAGTGTCTGCTGTAATAGATGTATCTGCATCAGCATCAAGTATTAACTCTTTGCCATTCATATCCAAAGTATTTGGCATCTCCAGGTTAGCGTTGGCTAGTTGTGCTGACACAATGCTTCCATCAGGTGCTGTTATCGTACCCATAGCTAACCCCATGTATACAAGATAGCATGAGTCACCACTAGCTACAGCTTCAGAGAATGTAATTGTCGTACCAGATGCTGTATAAGCCTTGCCAGAGCCTTCTTCCTGTTTTACGTTGTTTATATAAACAAGAAGTTCTTTGCCATTTGCTACGGCTCTATCAAGCGTATAACCTGTGCTACCATCACCTGTTATTGTTTGTGTTTCAAACGCTTGAAACTGAGCGGCTAATTCATTACCAATATAAGGCATTGTTACTCCTATGTGCTAATATCATCAACCACAGATACCCAAATATCAGCACTGCTCGCAGTGCTACAGTAAGCTTTCATAACATCGTTATTTTGCATAATTAACTTTGCCCCACCATCTAAAACCTGTAAAGATGAACCCACAGGTATTGGAGCGTCTTTTATTATTATAAAATCAGCACTCCCGTCATTAATAAGTATTGTAATCGTTATTTGAGATGTTCCTTTATTAGCAACATTAATCCCTACTATAGCATCATCTCCATTTGAAGTGCGTATCGTTGTTGGACTACCACTATTGTTGCTTATGCTCGCCGCCGCATTTCGTTCAAAATCTTGTGCCATATATTCTCCTTTACAATGCTATCGCCATTGCTGTGGCAAAACCTTTAGTTGCTGCTCCTATATCGTCAACAACCTCTGATGCACTTCTACTTTCTAATCCGTTAGCTGTAAATCGTGCAAACTCATCGTCAGCCACACTTGAACTATCTATTTTAACTGCATTGGTATTTGATATACCAAAAGTCAAAGAGGCTTGCCCTCCTATATCTGACAACACTTCAGAAGCTGATCTACCCTCTACGGACGTACCATCTACTCTAAGAAAATCATTGTCGGCTACACCAGATGTAAACGTAGCAACATTACCACTTGATATACCAGAACTAGGTATGTCTGAGGTCAAAGCTACAGTGCCAGTTGTGTCTGGTAAAGTAATTGTTCTGTCGGCAGTTGGGTCTGTGATCGTTAAGGTTGTTTCATTAGCGTCAGCAGTAGCACCTTCAAACACTATAGCATTCTGTGCGTTCATAGTAACTGTATCAACTGTTGTAGTCGTACCTGCCACTGTAAGTTTTGGCACGAGTAATTCACCAGTGCTTGGGTTGTAGCGTAACGCTCCAGTATCATCTAATAAAGCATTTGACTCATCGTGAAACACCACTGGAAAATTAGTGTTTGCTGTGCTGTCTGACACTGTTACCGTTGATGCTAAAGTTGCATTATTAACAGTTGTTCCTGCTATCACTGTTGCAAGCGTGTCACCATTTACTGTAATAGCATCAGCCTCTAGTGTGCCATCAATATCTGCATCACCACTGATATCAAGGCTAGTGGCTTCTATTTCACCACTAGTTTTAAATATAACGTTATCACCACCATCTACCTCAAATATAATTTGGTTATCTGTTCCAAATTTAATTCTATTGTCTGCATCTCTACCTATTTCTAAACTTGTGTTTACTACAGAGGTAATTCCTGTTTGAGCAGCGTCTACGGCCATCGTGACTGTTGTTGAAGATGCACTTGAAGATAGACCTGTGCCACCTGCTATTGTTAATGTTTCACTATCTAAATCAATATCAATCGTGCCACTATCAGTGGTTACATCTAGGTCTTCTGCCGTCAACTGTGTGTCAACATATGCTTTCACAGACTGTTGACTAGGAATGGCTGTAGCACTATTAGAAGCCATATTGTCTTCATCAACAAAACTTTTACCATCTAATATGTTTAATTCTGCTGCACTTGAAGTGACTAATGTTCCACCTAATTTCAACCCATTAGTTCCGTCATGTGAAGCAACATCAAAATCATTACTACCATCTGCTATGGTTACATCGCCATCTATGCTTACATTGCCACTAGCATCCTTAACAATCATCTTGCTTGCAGGTATCGTAATAAATACATCTTTTGTTCCTGCTCCAAAGTCAACAGCACTATTGCTATTGGAACTGGCTATAATTGTTGTTCTTGCTAATGTCGTTCCAGAGGCTGTAAATGTTCCTAAACCTACCTCAAATGCACCATTTGTATTATCAACAATAGAATAATAGGTTGTGTCAGAGTTAGAAAGATTAGCAGTAAAAGTTTCAAAGTTTGTGACCGCACCGGCTAATGTAATAGTGCCTGTGCCTGTAGTGGTTGTCGTCTCACGAACTCTATCTGCTATAACTAAAGCCACTAGGCTATCCTTATAATCGCAGTACTAGCTGCTGCTGCCGGAAAAACTATAGTAAAATCGCCAGAAGAAGCAGACTTGTCTGATCCAAAATTAAGCACACAAACAGCAGGGTCACCCGAAGCGCTGTCATTAAATATTAAAGCACCCCTAGCTGTTATTGTAACGTTACTAAAGGTTAGGTCTGAAAAATCGGTAAACGCGGTGGTTCCGGATGTTGTCGGATCTACTCTAGTAAGGGAGGCACCCTTAGCCGTATAGTTTGTTCCAGATACTTCATTACTAGTTGTGTAAGCTGTTGTGTCTTGATCTAAACTAGCACTAGATGTATACAGCGCTAAATTAAAAGTGTTGCCTCCACTATTTTTAAAATTATGCACAGCCTCCATTAATTCTTTTTTAAAACTTACGCACATTGCTTGTGTTATTGCCATTATAACCTCCTTACGTGTTCTGCAAGCTTTTCGTATCCTGCCTCTTTAATAGCATTGTAAACAGTTGTTCTGTCTGATTTTATAGCTTCTTTCATGTAAAATGTAATAACTTTTTCCAGGTGCGCTTTGAAAGCTCGTGCTTGATCTCTAATCTCAGGGGCAGCGTTATCGCCAACCTCAACAATTTTATCTACACAACGAGCGGCCACTTCTTCCGGTGTAAACCCTCTATTGTTCGTAGTTTGTATATCCACGATTGGTGTTTTAGGTAGTTCCATTAACATTATTGCTTATCTCTCATAATCATACCTGTTCTATAATAATCACTAACTTCTTTTGCCTCGCCGTACAGTTTAAGCGATTGAACCGCCTCAGTAAACCTCTGTGCATAATTTGCCATAACGTCTTGCTCGCCTTTCATAAAAGTGTAAGCCTCCATCAAAGCTCCATACAATAAAGCATTAGGTGCATTTGTGCTTAACCATGTAGACCCAGAATCAGCTCCGGCAGTTAAACTATTCGGTCTGTAGTAATAATGCAGCTCTACTGCAAAGCTGCTATTAGGCGTCGGGGCCACAATAAAGTTATCTGTGTCGAACAAAGCATAAAAACGTGGCGACCCCGTCGTAGAAGAGTTAGGCGTGATAGTTTGTATGAAGTTTACGTCCTTAAAATCAAGAAATACTTTATTACTACTAGCATCAGTAAAACTTAAAGAAAAAGGCGTTAAAAAATCATTTGGGCAGGCCAAAAACTCACTGCTTGCGGTAAACGCGGCAGAGGCATTTCTTCTAAAATTACTTAACTGAACGTTTTTTAATATACGCTCTTCTGCAATCTTAATAAAATTTGACAGATTATTAACAAAAGTAGTTTCAGAGTTTTCCGTATAATCCTGTATAGCTGTTTTAAGGGTAGCAAATGTGAAGCTCATGTTGTTACCGTTACCTCTCCCACAGATACAAAAGCCCTTATAGCTATGCCTCTTTCTGGAAATCCACCGGGACCGACAGAAACAGTTTGTGGCTCTGTTCTATCTGGTCGTGCATCTTTTAAAGCTAAGGCATCTATAACAGTTGGAAAGGGCTCAAGTTGCGGCTGTTTTGGCTCAAACTCGTCTTTACCTACAAGAGATCCGTTCCATTCTTTGCGCATATCTTTATATTTGTAACGAAAACCTGATCTATCGGATATGGCGTAAGCGTGTTTACCTTGCGCAAATCTTGACATCAGGAACTCCTAAAATATTCATACTGCGGCACTACGTTAAAAGAAGCTCTGTCTCTGTCCTCAGTCATTGCTCTTTCAAACTCCTCTTCATATACAGCCTTTAACATCTGTGTTCTGTTTGGCGCTCTTTTCATGCTTATGTAATACGCCAGTCCTGCTGCCAAACATGGAAAAAACCTAAAAGGCATATCCATAGTATTAATAAACGTATCTGCATCATCCATACGTGTCAGTGCATCAAATATCAGTGTGTCTGTACTATTTTCTGGAGTAGGCCATATTTTTAAAACAGGTGTAATCTGTCTGTCTAAAAAGAATTGATTAGGGCGTCCTGTAGTGCTCTTTGTAGGTATACCTAAATATGTGGACCTACTTATTCTTTCCATAGCAAAGTCTGTGCTGCTGCGTCTAACCACTACAGACAAAACATCTATCACATTTGCATTTAAGTTGTAGGTTGCTGTTCCAGACGTAAGTGCTTGTGTGGTTTGTGTTATGGTCCACTGATTAAGACCACGGTTAGCCCACTCGGCTAACATTAAGTTAAGAGAACGCT